CCTGAACCAACAACACCGGATGCACCGGCAGAGCAGGCTGTAGATGCTGCAAAAGTCGAGGCATCACGTCCGATTATCCGTCCATCCGTTTTAGACTCACAAAGAGTTCGCCACGATATTACATCTATTGGCGCTTACACATCTCGTAAAGTACAAGCTGCTTTAGGTGATGAAGAGTCCAAGTTATATGTAACTGCCGCAGATGATTTCTCTAGTGCAGGACTTGGTTTTAATCCAACTCAATATATGAAAGATATTGTATCAACTCAAGGTAACTTCGGTCGCCCTGCGTTTGAGTGTGTAGATCGCCAAGCGGCACCTACTAGTGGATTAACTATCAACCGCCCAAAATTTACAACTTACCCAACTACAACAGTTGAGGCTGAGGGTGGCGCTGTATCTAATACAGATGCAGTTTCAGAATACCTAAGTTGCACAATGCAAAAATACTCAGGTATGCAAACGCTATCTATCGAATTAACACAATATTCAGACCCAGGTTTTATGGAGGCTGTTACTAAGGAATTAGTAAACAACTACCTCAAGGTAACAGATGCAGCCGTAATCGCAGCTCTTACAGCCGGTGGTACACAAGCTACAGCTGTAGCAGCTACATCAGCTGGCATTATTTCCTACATTTCAACAGAGGCACCTCTTGCGTATACATCATCTAGCTATTTTGCTAAGAATTACCTAGCAGGATCTAGCCAATGGTCGCTACTTCTCGGCGCAACTGATACAACTGGGCGACCAATTTATTCAGCTGCTAATCCTATGAATAATGGCGGTAACGCGGCTACTACTTCGGCTAAGGGTTCAGTACTGGGCCTAGATTTATTTATCGACCGTAACGTAGTTTCTACAACTATTGACGAAAGCGCTTTCATTATTGCGCCTGAGGCATTTACAGTATTTGAGAGCCCACAGGCTTTTATGTCCGTTAATGTCGTTGCAAATCTCCAGGTGCAAATTGCCGTTTACGGCATGCTTGGCACGATGGTAAATGTAGCCGGTGGTATCCGCCGATTTAATTTAACATAAATAAATAAACCTATAGAAGTCGGGAGGGCTCATAGCCCTTTGAGCTCTCCCGGCCCATAGTTAGTAAGGAGCACACAATGGCAGCCACATACGTAACCGAACAAGAGTTACGCGATAATTTAGGTATTGGGGACTTGTATCCCGATGCTGTTATCGAGGAGTGCTGCCAGTCTGCTCAGGATCTACTTAATCAGTTTTTATGGTTTGACTCTGCCCCGGTAGTTGGTACGAGTCTTGCTAGTAACGTTGCAACTGTAATGCTTGCTAACCCTGCAATATTTAGTGTTGGAGATAGTGTTACCTTGAGCGGCTGCGGCTCAACTTTTAACGGCACTTTTACTATTACTGGAACGCTGCCTTATAGCGCCGGTGGTACAAATACTTTTCCCACTATGACGTGGAATAGAAATCTTTATAATTACCCTAACGGTTATAGCTTTATTCAGTTTGCTAAAACTGCCTCTGATGCTAATTTTACTCGTGTGTTGCCTTATGGCTCAGCCGTGGGAGCAGATACTAAAACAAACACTTACGCTACTACCCCAGCCGTGCGCGAGGCCGCCATGATCTTGGCCGTAGATATTTTCCAAGCCCGTCAGGTGAGCCAAACAGGCGGCGTATCTATAGACGGTTTTAGTCCCAGTCCTTACCGTATGGGTAACTCGATGATAGGCAAGATCCGAGGACTTATAGCCGGTTATGCAAACCCAGGGGCGATGGTCGGATAACAAATGCCAGCCCCAATAACTACGCTCCGCGCATCCTTAGCTAGCGTCCTAGCTAATAATAACGTTTGGAATACTTACAGTTTTCCGCCTCCAACGATTACAGCTAATAGCGTTATCGTAGCCCCGGCAGATAGTTACATTACGCCGAGCAACAATACAAACGTAGCTATATCACCGCTTGCAAACCTTAAAATTATTATGACCTGCCCAATGCTAGATAACCAGGGCAACTTGGCAGGCATAGAAACAATGGCGTGTGCAGTGTTTAAGAAACTTGCCACCTCAAATATCGTAATGAATATTGGCAGTATGTCGGCTCCCTCTGTACTGAGTGTGCAAAGTGGGGACCTCCTAACGGCCAGTTTTGATATAAGCGTACTAACGAGTTGGGAGTAAAAATGAGCTACACAGACGAGGACATAGCGTTTTTAATTAAAATCGGTCAGATTACCGAGGCACCTAAAAAAGAAACAAAAACAACTGCAGCACCTATCGAGAAAACAGAGGAATAAAAATTGGCTATCTATCTCAGTAACACGGTTCAAGTAACTTTGAACTCTATTTCGCTCACAGATCACTGTACAAGCGCAACAATTAACCGCGCATTTGACGAGCTCGAAGTTACAGCTATGGGCGATACTGCACACAAGTTTGTAAAGGGTTTAGAGTCAAGCACTATTACTCTAGATTTCCTAAACGATACTGCAGCCGCAAACGTAAACGCAACTCTACAAGCCGCGTGGGGTACAACAGTGCCACTAACACTAAAGCAGACTAGCGCTGCTACATCTGCAACAAATCCATTATTTTCGACAACGGTGCTTGTGAACAATACACAAGATATTAACGGCGCTGTTTCCGATATAAGTATGCAAAGTTTAACTTTTACTTGTAATTCACCTATTGTAATCACAACCTCGTAATAACTAACAAAGGGGCACACAATGGCAAGACTCAAAATAACAAGGGCAGACGGCAGCGTATCGGAGCATCAGATTACGCCACGTATTGAGTATGCCTTTGAGCTATACGCAAAAAAAGGCTTTATGCGCGCCTTTAGAGATGATGAAATGCAAACACATCTCTATTGGCTCGCTCACGAGTGCATCCGCACAAGTGGCACTGAAGTAGTACCGATGTTTGGCCCTGAGTTTTTGGATACGTTATCCAAAGTTGAGGTGCTAGACGATCTCCCTTTGGGATAGTGGGGCGGGGGTCCTTTGGGTACTTGGTAGCTCAGTTGGCTATCGCGACTCATATACCGCCCCAGTATCTACTGGAGCTAGACACAGAGATGTTTAGAAATCTTTTACAAGTATTAAACGATCAGGCAAAGGAGGCGCAAAATGCCAGTAGAGCTAAAGGGCGTCCGCGAAACCGTTAAGGCTATGCGCAAGTTTGATCCGGACTTACTTAAAGAGATGAACAAAGAAATCCGCTCTGTAATGGTGCCTCTCCGCGACAAAGCTCGTGGGTATGCCCCTAGTCCTCAGCCGGATAACCTTTACGGCTGGGCCGAGGGCAGCGTAGGAAAGAAAATTACAGCTCGTAACTCAGCGTTTAGACAATTTAACACTGAGGGACGTTTACGCCTATTTCCTCTATACGATCACGCTACCGTTGTAAGCGGCATTAAATACAGTCAGTCCCCTAGCCGCCGTAATCGCAGTGGCTTTAGGGCTTTGTATTTTATCTTTAACGCATCAGCCGCCGGCTCTATCTATGAAACTGCAGGACGTAAAAACCCGGGTGGAGATCCTGCAAGTAAATCTAATAACCCGGGTGCAGGCGCTCATTTTATTAACCGTATGGGCCCTCTGTACGGTGATAAGCAAAAAGAGCGCGGTCGCCTTATTTTCCGTGCAGCTTACGAGGATAGAGGCAAAGCTCAAGATGCAGTTATTTTGTCTATTAACACGGCTATTTTGAAATTTAACAGCATTACAAAACGCAATTACGCAAAGGCCGCATAATGGCATTACCTAACTTAGTATTTAGCGTTGCCTCAGAGTATGACGGCAAGGGATTAGGTAGAGCCCGTAAAGATGTAAACGCCTTTAGTAGAAATATAAAAAACCTTGCCCGTACAGTAGGAGTAACTCTCTCTGCCGCAGCGCTTGTAAAGTTTGGCAAAGACTCGGTTAAGGCATTTTCAGATGCTCAGCGCGAGGGTGTTGTACTTACTAACACAATGAAAAACTTAGGCTTAGCCTTTGCAACCTCTCAAGTAGATGCTTACATAAATACTATTGGCAAGCTGTACGGCGTTACCGGAGAACAAGCAGTCCCAGCTATGCAGGCGCTTTTAAGCGCTACAGGATCAGTTACAAAATCTCAACAGTTAATGAACACCGCGCTTAATATCTCGGCTCAAACAGGTATCGGTGTTACTGAGGTGGCTAAGGGATTAAGTCAAGCATACCTGGGTAATCGCAAAGCTCTAGGAGCTTACAACACGGGGCTAACTAAAACCGAGTTGCAGTTGATGACTTTTACAGATTTACAATTAAGACTAGATAAAATTTTTGCAGGATCGGCTAAAGATGCGGCTGCTACATACTCAGGTCAGATGCTTATTCTTGCCGAAAACGCCGAGCAGGCTAAAGAGATTATAGGTAAAGGGCTAGTAGATAGTTTTGTACTGTTAGCTGGCGAGGGCTCTTTACCTAGCGCAACTACAGCTATGCAAGATTTCGCTACAGCTACAGCCGAGGCAACTTTAGGCGCTGCAGCTCTTTTAGATAAAATTAGAGTATCCGGTAAAGGCCTTAGATACGATGTAATAAATCCGTTACTTTTCTCTATTTTTGGCGAGGGCGGAGCAATAGATAAATTAAGAGCCGAAGGTAGGAAAACAACCGCTAAGAATATGGGCGCTCCGGGAGCAATATCCGGTACATCATTAACTGGGGCCGCTTACTTTGCAGCTCAAGAAAAGGCAGACGCGGCAGCCATAAAGCGACAAAAAGAGCTAGCCGCTATTGAGAGAAAACGCTTAGATAATATAAAGAAATTAGCGGCTGAGGCTGCTAAAAAACTAGCCCTAGATAAAGCCTCAGCATTTCTTAATCAGGCTAATAAGCTATTTGATATTGAGCGTATACAACTTACAGCTGCAGCTATGGCCAAGCAGACCGAGGAGGATTACGTACGCATCCGGCTTAAGACCAATATCCTCGAGCTAGAGGATGCTATAGCCGAGGGCAACGTAGAGGGCGCAGCCAAGTTTGCAAGCCTGATAACTGAGGACGCACGATTACTCGGAGTATTAAGAGATAATGCTTTTGCATTAAAAGATGTACCTAACCCGTTTGATGCCTGGATGGCTAGTCTGCAAGCTGCTCTAGCTGCACTACTAGCTATTGCTAATTTTAAGCCACCGGCCGTAAGCGCTATTGGCACACCTAATAACAATTACGTAGGCGGTACCTATCTAGGACCGGACGTTTATCAGTCCACACTCACAGGCCAAGCCCTCATTAACAAATTAAATAAAAACGATGCCTTTGCAACAATGGCTGAGGGTGGAATAGTAAACAGCGCCACTATGGCGTTAATCGGTGAGGCTGGGCCCGAGGCCGTTATCCCACTAAATAAAATGGGATCTATGGGCGGTACTTACGTCACCGTAAATATCTCAGGCTCAGTTACAACAGAGCGAGATTTAGTAGATGCCATTACCCAGGGTATTTACAATAACCAAGCAGCCGGTATCCCTATTAACTACTCAACGGTGTACTAATGCCAGTCCTACCAGCTACCCCGATAGTTAAAATTAACCTTACGCAAGGTGCCTCGTTTGGTACCGTAATGGTGTTAGGTACTGGCCAGTTAGGTTTTGCAGAGCTAGGCACTGTTGTACCTGATATTGTGGACGTATCGGCGCAAGTACTTAAAATTGCTACTCGCCGTAGCCGTAACGTGTTGCAAGATAAATACCTTAGTGCTCAGGCTACCGTGCGAGTAAATGACCCTGAGGGCTACTTTAACCCTCAAAACACAAGCTCGCCCTACTATCCCGATATTCAACCGCTACGCAAGATACAGATACAAGCTAACTACAACGGCACTCTTTACCCTATCTTTGCAGGATATATCACAGAGTTTTTGTACCAATATCCGCAAAATCAGGAAACGGGTTTTGTAGATTTAATATGTTTTGATGCCTTTAGACTTTTCTTTAACTCTAACGTAACTACAGTTACAGGTGCTACTGCCGGGCAAGATACAGGCACACGCATAGGCAAGATCCTAGATATGGTGGCTTTCCCTAACTCTCAACGCTCCGTGCAAACAGGCAATACCACGTGCCAAGTAGATCCGGGCGGCACTCGTACAGTCCTCGAGGCTTGCCAAACCGTAGAATTTACAGAAGGGCCCGGAGCCTTTTATATTGACCGAGCAGGCAACGCCGTATTTAAGAACCGTACCTACTGCTATGACGCACAAAGCGTTACCCCTATTGAGTTTAATAACGATGGAGTAACAGGTATAAATTACTCAAAGATCCAATTCAGTTTTAATGATAAAGCCATAGTGAACCGAGCCAGTGTTACCCCCATTGGACTAGCCACACAAACCTATGAGGATGCGACCTCTATCGCTCAATACTTTACGCGAGCCATTACGGCGGAGTCTATGTTAATGCAGACTACCGGCGTAGCCCTAAGCCTTGCTACCGCGTATGTAGGGGCTCGTAAAGATGCCATTTTAACTATCAGTCAGATAACCCTTGATCTAGTAACTCTCGGCTATACCACCGGTGTAGCTGCGGCGTTAGATCTTGATTATTTCGACACTATGGAAATTACCAACTATGGCCAAGCAGGCACGGTTATAACTCAAACCCTGCAGTGCCAAGGAATAGCTCACGATATTACTGCTAATAGCTGGGATACAACACTTACTACTGAGGAGGCGTTAATAGATGCTAACTACTAAAACCCTAAGGAGGGCTACATAATGGCTGTTGGATGGCCCACGAAAGTCAGTTACGTCGATGGGGACGTTTACTCTGCCCAAGACGTCAATGACTCTAACGGCACTATTAACCTGCTAGGCTCTAGCGTTGCTTATGCTGCTGGCAAGAACAAAATTATAAACGGTGATTTTAGAGTTTCACAACGCGGCACAACTTTTACAAACCCAGCCAGTAACGCTTATACACTTGATCGTTGGGCAACTTACTGGGATGGCACAGGTGCTACACGCACAATTAGCCAACAAACCTTTACACCCGGCACAGCGCCAGTAGCAGGTTATGAGGGTGCTAACTTTTTGCGCTATGCACAGACAGTTGCAGGCACTAGCAATACAGTTAATTTAATTTATCAGCGTATCGAGGATGTAAGAACTCTTGCAGGTTCATCAGCCACACTTACAATATGGCTCAAAGCCGATAGCGCAAGAACTGTAACTGCTGCTGCTCGCCAGTATTTTGGGGTAAGTGGTTCGGCAGATGTTAATACTAACTTTACAGGTAGCGCATCGGTAACTACAGCGTGGCAAAGATTTACCTTTACCATTGCAGTACCAAGCATTTCAGGGAAAACTATTGGTACATCTAGCGCATTAGAAATTCAATTCTTTTTACCTGCTGGAACAACTCCCACTATAGATTTTTGGGGAGCGCAATTAGAAATTGGAACAGCCACAGCCTTCCAAACTGCAACAGGGACTATTCCAGGTGAACTGGCTGCTTGCCAAAGGTATTACTTTAGAACTACTCCAGGTGCAACAAATGGATTAGTAATGAGCACTGCTTATGCTTTTAGTTCAACTATTGCAGTTGGTACAAGTACATTTCCTGTAACAATGCGAGTTACTCCAACCTCTATAGATACAAGCGATTTACGGTTTGTGATGTTTTCCGATACTGCTTATGCGATGTCGGCGGTTACCTTAAATACAATTACCTCTAATCAAATTGGCGGCATATACGGGACAATTTCAGGCGCTACAGGTTCACATGTAGGACGCATATCTGCGTCATCGGCAACAGGCTACCTCGGATTTAGTGCGGAGTTGTAAAAATGGATAATGTAACTTTTTTAACAGACAAAGACGGTATCGAACAAGTAATAATTGACCACGGCAACGGGGAATTTACCTCGATGGCTAAAACTACTTATGATGAGATGCAAGCCAATGCAGACTAGCTATAACGGCTGGCCTGCCTCAAAGGATCCGGACGAAATCAAAATAACTAGCTACAAGGTAGAGGGCACAAACCTTAAGCTCCGATGCGCTGAGGGGTGTGGCCCATTACTAGCAGGCTTTACTGCTGAGTTTAATACTCTTATTGAGCCAGTAGAGGGTGGCGTATTCGATGACTGGTCATACGCTTACAGGATGGTTAGAGGTAGCGAGGACAAACTAAGCTGCCACTCCTCCGGTACGGCTATAGACCTTAACGCGACTAAACACGCGCTAGGTAAAATCGGTACTTTCCCTAATGAAAAAGTGCCAATGATCCGTGCACTCGCTAAAAAATACGGCCTCAAGTGGGGTGGCGATTACGTAAACCGTAAGGATGAAATGCACTTTGAGGTAGCAGTAACTCCGGCTAAAGCGGCTGAGTTAATTAAAAAGTTAGGACTCAAATAATGCCAAGTACAGCGCAGGTAACAGTAACTACTACAGCCGCCATTGTAGTACCGGCTAAAATTGGAGATCAGAGCGTTTATCTACACTCCTCTAGTGGAACACTTTATCTAGGTGGCCCTGATCTAACTACCTCTAACGGATACAAGTTAGATAACGGCGACAAACTTTCAATGATGGTGGGCGACCACGAGGCTCTATACGCTATTACGGCAAGTGGCACTGCTAACTTGTTTGTGATGATACAAATAAACTAAGGGCAGAAACGAGGAAACAATGACTGAACAACTCAAAGCTGCAGGGCTTTCGTACTTGAGAGCTGCTATTAGTTGCGTGGGAGCCCTTTATCTCTCAGGCATCACTGATCCAAAAACACTAGCTAATGCGTTTATCGCGGGACTAGTCGGACCTCTCCTTAAAGCTCTTTCACCTAGTGAAAAGCAATTTGGCGTAGGCGCTAACTAATGCGAGCCCTGATAGGGGCGATTTTGGGGAGTCTGCTCCTATCGGGGTGCGGTTATCAAGGATGGATAAGGTATGAGTGCCAAGAGTACGAAAATTGGAGTACGCCCGAGTGCCAGTCGCCGCGCTGTGATATTACGGGCACGTGCTCAAAGGACTTACTACCCGAGGAGGTCTATGTCGCGCCTTAGCCCTGAGGAATTACACGCCAGGCTTATAGTTTTTATCGGTGCAACCCTGGCTATCGTTTTTGGTATGTCGGTATTTGGGATGCTCTACGCGCTTATCTTTGTAACTCAACCGGTAAGTGCACAAGCTCCTAACGACCGGGCTTTTATTGATCTACTCACTACGCTTACGGTTTTCCTTACTGGTTCCCTGGGTGGCGTATTAGCTAGTAACGGGCTTAAGTCTAAACCTCGCAAAGAGGAAACACCTCCCAGCGTGTCGTAGGCATATTGTCGGTGGGTGGCTTTACCCTTATGGTGTACCACTAACTGCCGAGCCGGGCTATGCTCTCAGGGTTTAGATCGTATCGGCCTTATCAAAGGGCGTAAGACAATGAGTACAGCACTAGAGATACAAGTGTTAATTTATATGTTTATAGTTGCCTCGATTACAGCCGTGCTTTTCTATGCAAAAGGCTTTAACGAGGGCAAGAAAATCGGCACACAAATGGGCTACCGCCGTGGCGCTAAGTCGGTGCAACAATGATTACAACAGCTAAAGCCGGAGTGTTTTGCGATTACTGCAAAGATGCCTGGGGCGGTCGCCGAGTTAATGGCGTGTTTACCTGGCACGAAAAGGCCCAACGCCAAGCAGTAGTAACTATTACCTCAGTAACAATTAAAGCTAAAGGCACCGTGCGCTCGTATTGTGGAGAGTGCCGTAACCTTGTAAGCAACTGGCCGGATGGCACCGTATTCCCACTAGCTGAGCAGGTCGAGGCAGCTATTAAAGCTGAGTCCCCTGTACTCAAGTTTGGAGTATCACAATGAGTTTTCTAGATAACTACGAAGATGTAAACAGCCGTATCAAGCGCTTTAGGGCCGAATTCCCCAGCGGCCGGTTAATTGCCTTTGTTGAGGACACAAACCTTAAAGAGGGCTGGATACTTATTAAAGCTGAGGCATACAAAGAGTACGAAGATCACTTACCTAGCGCGGTAGATTACGCCTATGGCAACGTGGCAACCTACCCGGCTAATCTTAAAAAATGGTTTGTGGAGGACACGATTACAAGCGCTTATGGCAGAGTTATAGGCCTGCTAACGCCTAGCCTGGAGCACAAAGCTCGCAGCACTGTACAAGATATGGAAAAGGTCGAGCAGCCTGCTAGCACACCGGACTTTTGGAGTATTGGCAAAGAGCCCGAGGGCACTGCAGTACCTCTAGCAGCCACCGTAGAGGGCCTAGCAGCGCAACTAGGAGGCGAGGTTATAGAGTCATCTCCTATTTGTAACCACGGCCGTATGATTTATAAAGAGGGTAAGAGCTCTAAAACAGGCAACCCTTACAAAGGCTGGACGTGTCCCTCAAAGGTTAAAACGGATCAGTGCAAGGCGGTGTGGCTATGAGTTTAGCTAATTTTATTCATATGTATAACTCTTTAGAGGGTGCCGAAATGACTCAAGATATGTACCTGGCATATTTAGAGGTTAAAAATCTGCTTGAACAGTCACTTGCCATAACAACAGATGAGGAGCTGGCGATGTGTTTAATTGCAATGGCCGGCATTATTGCTAAACAAGTAGCTGATAAAAATGGGTGAGATTACATATATTAAACACGGTATCGCTACAACCATCCATACAGACGGCTCAATTAGTAAAGAGATTACCGAGTTATGCGACTCGTGTAATGAATATATGCCACGATCGGGCGGACTAGCTGTAACAGTAGTCGGTGGCGATGAGGTGATGTGGCAGTGCTCACGGTGCCGGGGCTAGATCGTGTAGTGCTCGACCACGAGCAGGAACGATTAGCTCACGAGGTAGGGTTTAAGTGGATGCAGGTTAAAAACTCTCATCCTACAACTCAGCACGGACAATATAACCGCAGCCTTAATTATCACGAAATGGTTACGGAAAAGTCCGAGGCTATGGGCGCACAAATAGCTGTAGCGATGCACTTTGGCGATACTGCATATAACCCACGCTGGGATGATTTCCACGATGGGGCAGATGTAGGCGGCAATATTGAGGTAAAGCATACGCAGCACACCGGGGGCCATCTGATCATACAAAACAGGCAAAGGCCGCCTGAACGGATGCGAGATATAGCAATACTGGTCATAGGTAAATCACCGGTCTATTACCTTATTGGCTGGATGCCAGTAGCTATGGCCATACACCCTAAATATAAAGTGCATTGGGATGAGAACTATTGGGTGCCTCAACGCAACCTATTTGAGATGAAATACCTCAAGCGGTCGGACTATGGCGACTCTACGTTATAGCTGCAGGATATGTAAGGCTATAAAGGATCATACAAATATAACCGAGTTTGAGAACCTACCGCCTGGGGTGCTTGTAGTCGAGTGCCTTGGGTGTGGGGTTATGGGTGTACAACTTGTGGATAACGAGGATACGGTGAACCGATGACGTTAAACGGCATTACTAAGAACTTATACTCGGACGAGTGGTATACGAGCCAAGATACGGTAGATATAGCTATCGGGTTATTAGAGCCTAAACCCAATGCTGTAATACTTTGCCCTTTCGACTCGGATAAAAGTCTATTTGTTAAAACACTTACCGGTATGGGCCACGAGGTTATCTATGGCATACAGGACTTTATAGACGGTCCTCTGCGCCAATGCGACTACATCATTACAAACCCTCCGTTTAGTATTAAAGATAAAGTGATAGAAAAGGTTTACGAGTATGCAGTAAAAACAGTCTTAATCTTGCCCATAGATGCACTGGGAGGGGTTAAACGGCATAGCTTGTACAAAAGACACGGCTATCCAGGCGTGTACGTACCAAGTAGGCGTATTGCTTATTATGACGGGGGGGGCGTTTGCGTAAGGGATCTAGCTTTCACTCGGTAATAATGAGCTTTAACGTGCCTCATACTGGAATTGTATGGGAAAGGCTGAACAACCTATGAAACGATATTTGACTAGGCTGGTACGCTCCACACTCGCAGGCGAGCCGCTAGGGCGGGTAGCTCGCAGGCGATGTTTGGGGCTATTGGCCGGGCTATGTGTAATTGGAATTACAAGTATTACGCCCTTACAAGCGGATCAAGATAAGCTATTAAAAACGTATGAATATAAAGCGTTTGCAGCTTTAATAGTTAATGATAATAAGCAGATGAAATGTTTAGATAAGTTATGGATGTTAGAGAGTAATTGGTCACCTACTGCAAAGAATAAGAAAAGCAGTGCGTACGGCATACCTCAGCTACTTAAAATGGTAGAGCCAAACCCTTATAGACAAATTATACTTGGAATTAAATATCTCGATCATAGGTTTAAGGGCGATATATGTTTAGCTCTTCACACTCATAAGATTAAGGGTCATTACTAATGGTACGAGGTACACGTGATCCACGTAGTACAGGTCAATACAAAAATGCCAGGTTAGCTGCATTACGTAGAGATGGTTACGTGTGTATGTACTGTGGTGATGAGGCTACGCAAACGGATCACATAGT